TTGATACAAAAGCACTTATAGATTTATTTGAAACAAGTGCAACACAAAAATATAAAGTATTAGAAAGTATAAAAAATAAATTATGGATAGATATTTTTAACTTAGATAATTCAATAAAAAAAAGTGATATTAAAGGTTATGTTTTTAATTATAGTATAGAAACTGATGGATTTTCTACTTCTATAATATTTATAGATGCTAAAGAAGGACTGAAAAAGAAAAAAGAACTTAATATAAAAAAACAAAAAGCAAAACAAGAATTAGAACGTAAATTAAAAGGACTAAGTAAGGAAGATAAAATAAGGGTTAAAAAAGAATTAAATAATGAGAAAAAAGAAAAGGAGAAAAAATATAAGGAAGAACAAAAGATAAAAATTACAAATAAAATTAAAGAAAAGAAAAAAAATAAAGATGCAAAAGATATTAAAGAAGATGGTAAAATAAAATATATAGATGATGTTGATAAGGAAGAATTAAAAGGGAAGCATATTTTTATAGACCCTGGAAAACGAGCATTATTTACTATGGTTGATGATAATAATAATTATTTTAAATATACTAATAGACAATATATGAACGAAACAAAAAGACTAAAATATAGTAAAAAACTAGATAAAATCAAAACGGAATTAAATATAACACCTATAGAACATGAATTAACAGACTATAATAGTAAAACAATAATAATAACTAAATTTAAGGATTTTATTAAGAAAAAAATAGAAATAAATATAAAAGTTTTAGAAAAATATAATGATTATAGATTTAGAAAATATAGGTGGTATTCTTATATTAATAGGAAAAGAACAGATGATAATATGTTGAATAAGATAGAAAATAAATATAGTAAAGAACATAAGATAATTATAGGTGATTGGAGTATAGGAAAACAGATGTCGAATTATATATCAACACCAAATATAAGATTAAAGAGAAAACTTCAAGAACGCTTTAGTGTTTATAACATTGATGAATTTAGAACTTCATGTTTAAATTATAAGACAGAAAAAAAGTGTGATCATTTATATGTACCAGGTTCTAATAATAAATTATATAAAATGCACTCAATCCTAACATTTAAAATGGAAAACAACAGGCTAGGGTGTATAAATAGAGATAGAAATGGTTGTAATAACATTAAAAAATTATTTAATAGTTATACTACAACAGGAACAATACCTAAAGTTTATAAAAGAAGTTATAAATTTGAGGAAAACAAAAATCTTCAACCGTTATCATCCCGATATTAGATAACTGTCAAATGAAGGTTAGCCCTTTAAATAGGGTCAATTAGGTATATGGATAAATGCACGCTCATTTATTAGCGGATATGCCTAATAAATTAGAATTAGAATTAGATTATAGATTATAGATTATAGATTATAAATTATAAATTATAAATTATAAATTATAAATCAACATGCTGATACTTGATACCTGATACCCGATAATTAGAATATAAAAGATAATATATCTGCTATATATTACTCTAGAATAATTGATATTCTATAGCCAATAAAAAATTGAAATTTATTAATTTTATTTTTATTTTCACAGAAATTAAATCATAGACTTGAAGATATACTGATAATTGATTATCATGGCATCGCAAAATACTTTTGATTATTATAAAGATACATTTGATGTAATTGACACTATCTTAACACAACATAGTAATAGGGAATTAGTTAATCATCAACACGCATCTTATAAGCAATTTATTGAGAAAGATATTGGTGATGTCATTAGACAATTCAATACTCGCAAACTCTATTTCAACTATAATTCCAATGCAAATAAGCATAAGTTAGAATTACATATCGATTTCTTAAATTATAATCTGGGTCGTCCAACTATTTATGAGAATGATGGTTCATTTAAGGTAATGCGGCCGGATATTGCAAAGCTGCGTAATCTTACATATAGTTCACCTATTACAATGAATGTCCGTTTAACTCGTATTCTGCGAACTAGTTCTAACCCTGAAGTGAAACTCGGGGTGGATGGGCGTGAAGAGGTTCTAGAGACATACGACCAAGAAGACGTCAAAGAAGAAATCTTCAATAACATTAATTTTGGCCGTATTCCTATTATGGTTATGGGTGCCAATTGTGTTCTTGTTAAAAAAGATGGTACCACTCTAGAACAAAATGGCGAATGCGCTTATGATATCGGTGGTTATTTCATTATCGGTGGTAATGAGAAAGTTATTATTTCCCAGGAACGTATTGCTGAGAATGAGCCATTCGTGTTTAATAATCAGAAGAAGAATAAGTGCAAAGAAATTGAAATTCGGTGTTCTAACGATCAATGCTTTAGTGTAGTTATTGCAAATGTAGTTCGTCTACTGTATCGTGATAATAGTTTAGAATTTGAAAATCCTAGTCTCAAGAATCCTATTCCCCTATTCGTCTTAATGAAGGCTCTTGGTATTTCTACTGATAAGAAATTATTTGAATATATCGCCTGGGATATGGATGATAAATTTGGTAAATTTATTACTGAAATTTTGAAATCCAGTTTTGAACGATTTAAGAAGGTATGTCGTACTCATTGTATTAACACTGATGCGAAACCTGAAAAATTTCAAGAAATTATTATCAATTATTTGAAATTTAAGAATCCTAATAAGGAAGTGCGGCTTAGTCATGATGATAAGATGGCGTGTGTTAGAAAACTTTTGGATGATGATATTCTTCCTCATTTAGGCAAAGATTATTCAAAGAAGTCGAAATTTTTAGGATATATGACTCGAAAGCTTATACTGGTACAAAATGGCCATATGCCATATGATGACCGAGATGCCTATGAAAACAAGCGTGTTGATGCACCTGGGCGTTTATTAGCAATTCAATTCCGCCAATGTTTCAATAAGTTGGTAAAGGATATGGTAAAGAGCATTACTCGTGAAATAAAAAATAATAAGTCTAAACGTGATGTATTTGAAATTATTACAAATAATAATATTTATAAAATCATTAAACCGACTATTATAGATGGAGGTTTAAAATATGCTCTTGCGACTGGCAACTGGGGTATTAAGACTGGCGGAAAAGGTAATATTAAGGCCGGAACTGCGCAGGTATTGAATCGGCTTAGCCATCAAAGTTTTATATCGCATTTGCGCCGCGTTAATTCACCTAGTGATAAGACTGGCAGCAATGGCAAGATTGTAAAACCTAGAAAATTGCATGGCAGCAGTTGGGGATATCTCTGCCCTGCAGAGACACCGGAAGGCCAGCCAGTTGGATTGGTAAAGAATCTTTCGTTGACAGCAAAGATTACAACTAATAGTAATAGCCAAGTAGTTCGATCAGTAATTATGGCGATTGGGATTAAGCCGATTGATATCTGCGAGATAGGATGTGATATTTCAAGCAATGTACTAGTTTTTGTGAATGGTGATTGGTTAGGTATTACTACGGAACCCGATAAATTTGTTATTGCACTACGTCGTGAACGTCGTAATGGCAATATTAATATATTCACCGGAATTCATTGGAATATCGAGCAACGTACAATTAAAATATACACTGATATGGGTCGCATAACTCGGCCGATGTATATAGTGGATGGTGAAAACCGTTTGCGGATTACACCTGAATATATGGCTACATTAAAAGAAACAGGATATGCATTTAATTTTCTGATTAGTCCAAAGTTTTATGAACAATCCAAGGCTACCCCTAATATTGAATACACTAATCACGTATCGTCAATAGGTAAGATTACTGAATTATTTGGTACTGAAGGTGTAATTGAATATGTCGATTCGTGTGAAGTTAATAATTGCTATTTTGCAATGACTATTGAGGATTTAGACAAGGCACATGAACCCTATAATAATACTTTTACCCATTGTGAAATATTTCCGGGATTAATACTTGGTGCAGTTGCTGGTGTAATTCCATTTCCGGATGATAATCAATCGCCTCGTAATTGCTATCAATGTTTAGCTCCAGACGAGACCGTACTAATGGCTGACCGCAGCTGGAAAGCTATTGATAAGATTAAAATTGGCGATAAAGTAATGACATTCAACCCTAAAAATATGGAATTAAGCGATACAAAAGTTATTAGACAATTTACTATTCCACTATTGGCACCAAATAAGACTTATCGTATTGAGACTATCTCGGGACGTTCGATTATTGCAACTGCGGATCATCGTTTTATGACTACAGATGGATGGATGGAGGTGGGACAGATGAATGAAAAAACTATAATTGGTATTTGTCTATCTAGCAATCCATATGCTACTAAAGAAGAACTAGCTGAATTGATTAAGGATGAATATAGACGAATTAATCTATACAAATCGAAAGTTAATTCTCAAACTAATTCTCCGGTTAGTTCACGTGCCACATCGCCATTTCCAACGACTACTCTAGAATGGCAAGCTAATATGGTTTATATACCACTCGCTAGAATCGAAGAAGTAGATTGCCCTTTTGTATCCGATATTACAGTTGAATCTAAAAATCATTCATTCATCGCCGGTAGTTCTGGTGGAGGAGGATTCCTTTCTAGCAATTGTGCGATGGGTAAACAATCCATTGGACTCTATGCTAGCAATTACCAGAAACGAATGGATACTCTTGCCTATGTACTTAATAATCTAGAGCGTGCATTAGTAAAAACACGATTTGCGAAGTATATTAATTATGATGAGCTGCCGTGTGGTGTTAATGCGATAGTTGCTATTGGTAGCTATACTGGTTATAATATGGAAGATAGTGTTATCCTAAATAAGGGTGCGGTTGACCGTGGATTGTTTAGAGCAACATTCTATAGAACGTATAAAGATGATGAGAAAAAAATTCAATCTAGCGGTCGGGAAGAGAAATTCGCAAAGCCTAATCCCAAATATACACGTGGTACTAAACCCGGTAATTATGATAAGCTTGATGAACGCGGATTTATTCGCAAAGATGAGTATGTTACCAGCGAAGATATTATAATTGGTAAAGTTCTACCATTAAAGAATAAGCTAGATGAAAACGGTCATCAATTATACAAAGATTGCAGTACCAGTATTCGAAGTAATGAATCCGGATTCGTTGATAAGATTTATACTGATCGTAATGCAGATGGATTCCGGTTTGTAAAGATTCGTATGAGAACCGAGCGCATCCCTATAATTGGTGATAAATTTGCCTCTCGATGTGCTCAGAAGGGAACCGTTGGAATGATTTATCCGCAGGAGACAATGCCCTTTAATTCCCAAGGAATTAGTCCGGATATCATTATGAATCCTCACGCCATACCTAGTCGTATGACCATAGGAATGTTAGTGGAGATGATTCTGGGTAAAGCTGCGGCATCGTTATGTGGCTATGCAGATTGCACACCATTTAATAAAATTAGTTATGATGCTATTTGCGAGATTCTAGAAGCAAATGGGTTTAATTATACCGGAGACGAGATTCTATATTCCGGGATAAGCGGGCAACAGATGGATGTTAAGTTCTTTATGGGACCGACATACTATCAACGGCTAAAACATATGGTTCTTGATAAACAACACTCGCGCGCAAGTGGCCCCGTTGTGCAACTCACACGACAACCTATGGAAGGCCGTTCACGAGACGGTGGATTAAGATTTGGTAAAAATTCATCTTGCCAAAGATAGGGGATTTCTTACCTAACTAGCAATTCTAACGCTAGGGTAGGAAATATGTCCCCTAGTCAAACTGCTTTGCTGACTTGGATGAAAGCTTTAATGCATCCATTTGCAGGAGTCAGGGCTCTAGAAATAGGGCTTGCAGTTGGCGACACGACCTGGTTCGAGGAAACTCTCATCCCACACAACTTAGGGGAGACAATCTCGATGCGAGCTAGCCTTAGCTGACTAGCCGCGGTAACGCACGCAAAGGCGTGGGTAGGGGTGCTTCTGTGGAAGTGCTCCTGCTTAAGGAACGTGCTAAGCCCTAGTGAAAGCTAGGCCATCATGATAAGTGCTGCAACACAAAGCGTGATGGGGTCATTCTATAACTTCCCAAAAAACAATTTGGGTGGAAATTATGACCGGAATGGGTGGAGATGGAAAAAGATTGCGGTATTGGGAGCACCCCATGCCCTACAACTTTTGGATTATCTATAAAGTTAGAAGACTTCGATAATCATAATTACGAAGTATTGGGATGGAGTGGCAGAGGTATGAAACCTTCTAAGCAAACTAATTACTTATACAAAGGTGAACGTGAATGCGTAGATGTATATTTACAAGATGGTAGAAAACTAACATTTACACCAGACCATCGGTTCCTAACAGCAGAAGGTGAATGGAAGAAGACAACTGAATTCAAGGTTGGTGAAACCCGTTTGAAATGCAGTGTTAAGTATCCAACTATAAGTATTAAGGATGAAGTCCGTGATTGTAAGAATTGGTCTTTAAAGGTTAGTGATAATCTAACATTAAAGACTGATACGATTGATGAATTTATAAAGAGCATGGCATTCTGTCGGCTGCTAGGATATATTCTAGCGGATGGGAGTATTAGTAAGATAAAAAATAAAAATAGTTATGCTGGTTTAATATTTCTAGGGCATATGATTGATGTTAAGAATGTTAAAAATGATATTGAATTATTTGAACCTGTAAAGCAAACTAATTTTATCTATAAGAATCTTTATAAAATTAATATACCTTGCAAGCTACTTAAGAATATAGTAGCCCTAAAAGGTATGATGACTGGGGCACGTGTCAAACAACCTAGCACATTGCCCGAATTCCTTACTAAGCCAGATTGCCCTTTACCACTAATCCGCGAATTCATTGCTGGTCTATTTGGTGGTGATGGTCATACATGTGTGATTAGCAAGAACACATTTACCTATATATCATTTGCTAATAGTAAGGTTAAGCCTCTAGTGCCTTCCCTGGTAGCTATGATGGAACAAATTAAGACCTGGCTAGCGAGATTTGATATTAAGGGGGTAACAATCCAAACCCCTAAAGTAAATACAGCCTCTAAGAAACGTGAAGATGAAAACAAGAAAAATTATGAGGTAGTATTGCATCTAGATATGCACGAACTAATCCCATTCTATGAAAAGATTGGATTCCGTTATTGTTGTCATAAGAACCAGCGAATGGAAGCTGCAGTAGCATATATCCGGTTGCGGGAAGGTGTTATTCAACAGAAGATGCAGATTATAAATCGTGTTCCTGAATTGATAGAAGCTGAAAAGATGACGAAGCAAGCTGCAATAGATAAAGCAACAGAAGAATTTATTTCTAAAGAACCACTATTACATAGCTTTGCTAAGCCTGCTGTACATGATTTGAAAGAATATTTAGTAAATGGCCGCAAAGGTGGTCGTATTCCTAGTAGTAAGTTTCCAACCTCCACTGAATTCTTAAAGGAGATTGGAGCAATAGACTGGTTTAGTGAATCTAAAGCTAAGAAATATCAATCCAAGAAAGCTAATACGGAAGTAGCAGATGAAGAGGATAATGACGAAGCAAATGAAACTGCAGACATGGATGAAGCAGTAGAACCACTAGAACAAGACAGTGAAAAATGCAAAAAGAATTTTGGCGTGTGTCGCGAATTAATTAAAGAAGAAGACTTAGTATTACCCACAATGAACTTGAAGGTGATTGATATTCGTCCCGGTGGAATCCATCCAGTATACGATATCCAAGTCGCAGAGCAGGAATCATTCCTAGCGAATGGTGTAGTTGCACATAACTGTATGATTGCACACGGGGCAATGGGATTCTTAAAGGAACGTATGATGGATGTCAGTGATAAATTCACTGTCCATATTTGTAATGAATGTGGGCTATTTAGTTCTGTTAATCCAGATGATGATGCAGAACGTAAGTGTGGTTCATGTGAGAATTATTCCGAATTCACCGAGCTAAATATTCCCTATGCCTGTAAATTACTAATGCAGGAATTAGAAGGGATGATGATCACCCCACGATTTAATCAAGAGAAACCCTAGTGCTAGCTCTAATCCTAATCCATCACTACGTATTGATTATGATTATCACCTCCTTTTTGGTTAGGTTGGGTAAGTATTTCACTTTTTTCAAGATTTATTTTTTGTTCTTTATCTCTATCTTGTGAGTTTTCTTTTTCTGGCATTTGTGTTTTAGTTAGTTTTGGTATTCTTCCTGTACCGTTGGCAATAGAATTTGTGCTAGAATTATCTTGTTGTTTGCGTGTTCGACGTGGCCGGGTGATTTCTCCTCGAACTGGTGCAAGTTGTGATTTAAAACTCCTGCGATAGTATTGCATTATTTTATTCTGTTTTTCTTTTTGGTGCTTATTGAAATTATACTTACCTCTAGAAATAGATTGTTCTGGCATAATGTGATATTGGGATATTGGGATAATGAGATAATGGGATATTATAAGATGGTAGTTTTTACTAGAATAAATCAATAAATAATTTTACTAATTTATATTAGACAGTTTCTAGTTTCTAGTTTTCAGTTTCTAGTTTCTAATTACTATATAGTAATTGCCAATAGTGAGAACAAATGGCATCAATATTACCATTAAAGCAAACGGATTCATATTTTCAAAAAATGGATAGGGGTATGATTATCAAACAACTAGAACAATTACCACCTCTAGATAAACCAATTACAATTACTTATTTTGATTTTACAAATAAACAAATAGTTTCATTACCAACAACAATACCTACACCAAGAACACCAAAACCACGGAAAATATTCACACCAATACCATTAAAACCATCAACAAGACCAATAACAAGACCATCAACAATAAGATCATTCACACAGCAAGCAAGAACTCCTATACAAACACACCAAGTAGCTAACGGATCTGTATTTGAGAATGATGGAATAGTAGAATATACTATTCCAAATAATGTTTTAAGAATTACAGGAACTAGATTCATTCCAAGAACATCTACTGACTATGCCAAAGGTAATTTCGATAGGATGATACAAGACCCAAAGGCAAAAAACTGTTTATTTATTTTTAATGATAATATTCAAGATTATAATAATAATAAATCTGGTGGTGGCAATGCATCAATAAGACCTTTTAAAACACAACATAAATCTTGGGGTATACCAACCGGAGGAACATCTGGATCTGGCGGATTTCAAGATTTAGACAAGACTCTTTATGATGAAAATGGTGATATTGGTACTGATAAGACTAAATATAAATCAGCTAAACATTATATTGATAAGGCAATTAAAGATATAATAGACGTTATTAATAAACGAAATGATGGTACTGACCCAAATAATAGCGATTTTGTTAACGAACTTATATATTCAACTGAACACAAAACACAACCCATTAGTATAAATATTAATGGAACCCCATGGTGTGTGCCAGATTTAGGTAGTAGCATATTTAGTGTAAATGACAACGTTAAACAATACATTCTAAAACAATTATATAATATACCATATAATATACCATATAATCTAGGTATTAGGCCATTATCATTATCATCTGTTGAAACACCATTATCAAGACACTCCACATCAAGACAATTCGCACTAAAACCAATCAGTCAGCATAAGATTTCTAAAGAAGGTGTATACTACTCTTTACTACCAAATAAAAGTCGAGGTATGGGAATCTACAATATAGGTAGTACTTGTTATGCAAACGCAGCTTTTCAATTACTAGCATGTATTGGGGATTTTATTACTGGCATTATGTCTGCAACTTTAAAACAAAAGAAAGATACTCCTGCAAATCAAAACGCGTTAATTTTTCTTACAACAATTTTTAATGAAATAAAAGTAAATCCAAATCCAAAATTAGAACACATTGTTCCTAATGAAAATGAAATGAACAAATTGATTAGTGTAGTAAGTCCCAAAGACAGAAATAATAATTTACTTATTGGTCATGTTGGAACACAAAATGACTCTCAAGAATTTTTAAGTGCAATTATAACCTGGCTACAAGAAAATACAAATATGAAAATAGACTATCTACAATGGTTTACAAGAAACTTAAACATATGTGATAATAGAACATTGTTTTTCGATATAAGAGAGATCGAGGGAATAGTATGGCCTGTAAACATTGAAAATTTAAATGAAGACTCATCAATTAATGAATATATAAAAAATTATGTAATAAAAGAAGAGGAAAAAATACTAGATAATGACGGTAACATAGCTGGAAGATTTGGATCTGACAAATGTGTTCCGTTTGCATACAAACCTAACGGAATAGATATTAAAGATAATGCAATAAAGTTTAAAACATTATATAGTTTTGATAAATATATAATTATTCAATTAAACATTTTTAGTTCTATTAATGGAATACAAAATAAAATATATAAAAAATATACAATCTTACCTGAATTAGATATTGTAAATCATAGTAAAGCTGATTTAACAAAGCAAATTCTTAACATTGATGATGATGGTATAAAAAAAACCGCGCAACATAAATATAAATTAATTGGATATATTGCACACAGTGGAGGAAAATATGCTAATTCTGGTCATTATGTTTTTTATAAATATCAAGATTCAGACAAGTGTTTAGTGTTTAATGATCCAAGCGTATACTCTATTGATTCTTATAAAATGACAAATATAAATAGAACGACCGGAGATCCCTATATATTTTTATTTGAAAGAATTGATAGTGAAGAAAATATGAGCGTATTACACCAATCCAGACCCCCATATTCACACCCATATTCACACCCATATCCATCTCCATCTACATATCCATATCCATCTCCATCTCCATCTCCATCTCCATCTCAATATTCACCCCCATATTTACACCCATATACATATCAATCTCAAATTGAATCACTAGCAAACTCACAAAACCGATTGGAGAACTCATTACTAAACCAAATTGTACACCAATTAAGCCCATTAGTAAGCCAACCAGAAGACACATCTACAAAAACAAAAGAAATATCTGTTTTATCAAGGGATGTAGACATTAGTGAATATGTAAACTATTATCTTAATATAAAAGATGCCAATAAGGAAGAAATAAAGAAAAAATTAATTGAATTTATAAAATGTCAATTAGGGAAATCTACTACATCGTATCAGCGTTCTTCATTTTCGAATGCATTAGCAGAAATTCAAAATTGTAAAAAAAAAACTTGTTGGATGTGGTATGTGATACCATCTCGTACAGATTATTCTGGTAGCAGTGAAATATCTAAATATTTTTGCATCAATAATCCAAAGTATTCTCCGGTTATGGTTTCGCATTATTTAATGATACCATATCTAAAAAAAAATTATGAAACTATCATACACTTCATATATAATTGTATATTATTAAACAATAAAATAAATAAAATATTACCTAATGATGATGATGTACGCAAATTTTATAGTTCTATTAACGAATTTTTAAATGGATACAATGAATTAAGACCAAAAACAAAATTTAATAACAATTTTATAGAAATATTAACAGAATTAAATAAACTAAATCATAAACAAAAGACAGTACAATTTAGCAAACATACAAAGGCAAGTGGTGGAAGTTATAAATTAACCAAAAAAAATAACGGTAAATTAACATCTCCGTAATAATCTAGCATCTGGCTTCATTTCTTGTTTTCTTTTCCTTTTTTATTTATTCATTATATTCAAAATACATAAACAACTATTCAATATCTTTTTATTTATAATAAAACATATTGCAATTATGCCTCTAGATATCAAACACAAGCATGCTATCGGGTGGGATATCGGGATTAAGAATCTAGCATATTGTGTATTAGAACATTGCTCTAGCACACCCGCACAAACCATGCCCACACAAACCACACCAACACAAACCACACCAACACCTTCTCAAACCACTACCAACCATATAACCTTTAATAATACCACCTATCAAATTACCAATTGGGCAGATATTTCGCTTCTATCCCAGATTACCAATAACCTAGCAGATTCCGGTCAGGCGAGTAGCCTTGCTATTAAAATTACTTGCGCCTGTCCTAAGAATGATAAAATGAATGCCCCTATATGTGGGGCTATTGCATCATATTGCAATGAAACTTTATCTCCCAACGGAGAATACCAAGGCTATTGCAAATCTCATTTTAAGAAATCAGGTATAACACGGATGCCAACAATTTCAGTTAGTAAATGTTATCATCTAGGATGTACTAGCAAGGCAACTCACGTTTTAAAAGCGCACGTCTTTATGGGATATTGCAAAAAACACGTTTTCGAATTAACCAAGGCTAGGGGAACCCATATAGAAGCGGATTTCCTTAAGATAAATAATGTTAAAAATGCAGGGAAGATAGATATCAATCAACTAGGGATGGCATTATTCCAAGAATTAGATAGAATAAAGGCAATTATTACTAATCCGGATGTTATCCTGCTAGAGAACCAACCAGTGTTGAAGAATCCTACTATGAAGAGTATGCAAATGTTTCTCTATTCATATTATTTGATGAGGATTCTAGAGGGAAATCAATCTAAAGGGATAACAGGATTAGGAGATAAACATATTCAATGTTATACTGCTAGTAAGAAGCTGGATTTGATTAAATTCTTTCCAACTGAGGAACAAGCACGCATTAGTGGGTTGTTATCCAAAGTTAAGAATGGATATACTAGGAATAAGAAAATGTCTATCTTAATGGTTGAATATCTTCTTAAGGATAATGCTAAATGGATTCAATTCTTTAAAAGCAATCCAAAACAAGATGATCTAGCAGATTCTCTTCTTATGACACTGCATTATTTTGAAAGAGATAACTTAGCAAAGTTAAACAAGGCTGTTAAGAAGGCTACTGTGAAAGCTAATGTAAAGGCCTCGAAGGCTGATTTAAAAGCCGGTGATGCTAGTGTTATAAATAAGTCTGTTGAAGGGAATAAGAATGATGATGAAAATGATGATGAAGATGTTGATGATGATGATATTCTAGAAGATGAATATATATAATCCGGATATGGATATATAAATATCTTAATATAATTTTATTAGGTAAGCACAATCGAATAAAATAAAATCGAATAAAATACAATAAAATACAATAAACAAATACACAGTATGCTCTAGAGACGGGACATTTTAACTAGCTTATGCCCTGTCATTCCATAGATGACCCATGCAAACATAAGATATAAATTGCCTAGGAGTAGGTATAAGACAACTTGCAAAGCACTACCAGTTAAACGATAAGTAGCAATTGCACCTAAAATGCAAAATAAAATTGCTAGAATTACAATGATTACAATAAATGCCACTAGACCATCAGAGGTATTATCGAAACCATTTGGATTGGGTTGGTTCTTAATACCAACAAAAGCACCTAATGCACCACCCATACCTAATACAGAACTAGCGAGATTCATAGCACTATTAGAAGACATTTTATAAGGAAATAATTATTGAATTAGAATAAGATAAGAATAGGATGATGATTAGATAGGATAAGGATAAGAATTATTTAATATAATATGATATAAAAAATTGCGTAAATTATAAAGTATTTCTTTACGATTTATTAATAGTATCTTGTAAGTTTTTTTTGTTTTTCTAGATGGATACATTTGATTTAGACCTAGAAGACTTAGACCTTAAAAGCGTTGATATTAAGCCATCGGCAAATCCTATTACTACATCTAATGATTTTAAAAGTATCTCTTTTAATGGTTCTAGTTCTAGTTCTGGTGGTGTTAATATACCAAATGCCAAGCCTAGTCTCACAGTAGCCGGTAGTAATTATGATCCTATGCCATCTGGTCTCAGTTCTGATAAAGAAGTTGATTTTGGTTTAGACTTACTTATGAATAAGAAAAAGATGAGACCTGATACTGAAGTAAATAAACTAGGGGGTAATTCTCAGGCACCTAGTCCTACCCATTTTCGTTCTCCATCTAGCAACGGTTTTAATCTAAATGGTAATGCTGGTGGTTTTCCTGAAAAGGTAGATGTTAATACTGAATTACTACAAAATTCATTATTTACTGATAATATTACTGATATTGATTTAGATAAGGAATTAAGCACACTAGATCTAGGTGATATTGCTAAACCCACTAAGCCCTCTATGAGTGGTCCTAGTCTGCCATCATTCTCCACATCATCTGCTAATACTACTACGCCAGGTATAGGTGTTGGTGCCGGTATGGCTTCCGGTGTTAATGGTGGGTATGGTGGATATGGTAGTGGTAGTGGTGGTGTTAATGGTGGAACTAGTAATGGGGGTGGTGGCTATAGTTCTAGTGGATATATTAATACTGGTGGTGTGTCTAGCAATGCGGGTTTGAGTTTTGAAGAGATTCAAACTAAGAAATTTGATTTATTATGTAAATTTGAAAGGCTTCGAGATAAGGGGGTGCGGCTTCCTAAGACATTTTCTATGTCTTCTAGCCTAGATGAAATGGAATTGGAATATAAGAGGTTAGTGGAACATCGGCAAATGGATAACTCCGTTAAAATGCAGCGGCGGATGTTAATTTCTTTTGCTAGTATGTTAGAATTTCTTAATGGTAAATTCAGTAATCCTTTTGATTTGCATATTGATGGATGGAGCGAGCAATTAAGTGAGGAAATTTCTTCATATGATGATTTATTTGAAGAATTACACGCTAAATATAAGGATACGGTTAATATGGCACCTGAGCTTAAACTTGCAATGATGGTTGGGTCTAGTGCTTTCTGGTATCATCTTACTAGCAATATGTCAAAATCAATGATGCCAAACTTGATGAATAATGTTATGAATCAAAATCCTGACTTAATGCGACAGTTTCAAAATGCTACATTGAATACTATGAGCCAAGGCAACCCCGGAATGGCACAATTTATGAGTAATATGAAACCGGGTGCCGGAATGAATCAAGGTCCGCCAAAATATAATCCTATGGCTTCTCCTCCATTTGCCAATCCTCGGGATGCACCACCTCGCGGGCAAACTAATATAAATCAAACCGATGATATTGATGCACTGATTGATAGCATAAGTAGTTAAATTATTGCAAAAGACAAATAGTAAACATACGTAAAAAAAACAAAAAATAATCAATAAAATATATTTTTTGCAAGTCCATTTGTGATAAATGCTATATCATAGAAATATTCAAATGCATAAAATTTGCATAAGTTATAATGTTGTTCAGTTTTTTCTATTAAATATTCATTACAATAAGAATCATATAATGCATCAAACGCCCAATATTTCGATTCTAAAGGTGTATATAATAAATATCGCAAATAGTAATATAATATATTTTCTTGGTCTACGTGTTCGCAAAAATTTATAAAATTACTATCATATTCCATTATGGATAATGCAATACACTGATATGAAAAAATGTATATTAATATGAAAAAATATCTATGTTTATGTTTATATTTATATTTAATCAACTTCTTCCATCATACAATTGCTAGAGTCAGGAATAGTATCCCGCTTTTCGATCTTATATCTTAATACTAATACTTCATTTTCCATTCTTGTTATTTTTGCATCTATAATAATAATTTTATTTTCTAAATCAGTAAGTCGCTTTAAAATAGTTTCAAAAAAAGGCTCTACTACATTACGGACAACGGATTCCATTCTAGTATGGCGTGTAATTTATAAATTAGTTCTATATTTTTTTTATCCATTTTTAACTCATTCTAACATATTCTAGCACATTCTAACATATTCTAATTCATTCTAACTAGCTGGAACCTTGTTATCGCCTACATGCATACTAACTGCCATATTAGGCTTTGGTGTTCCAGAATTACCACCGCCGGGAAATCCAGGTGCAGGTGGCATTGTAGGACGGCTAGATTCATATTTTTGAACCATTTGTTTTGCGATTTCATATTCCTCCTTACTTACAGGTGATGGGTTATCTATCGGCAAGATGCAATAATTACTTTCTTCATTTAATAGGGTATTTGAAAGCAATATGAAACAAGTTGTAATTACTAGAGAAACTATGATATCACGAGAACCCATCCAAATGACTAGAAAGATAAGAAATCGCCGGGCGAATTTATGGTTTAATACTTTATGTGAAAATTCATTAAGTTCATTGCCAATATATCGCGCACCGAGATTGATTAGCAAAATCATAATACCTAGAACATATTTATTAGAACTTAATCCCGCAGTTGCTAGAGCTAGGATACTGGCATTGCCACCAGCTATGCTTGCCGGAATAGTGCTAGCGGAGGGTATTCCTCCAATCATTGCAGACATTCTTTATTATATTGAATGCTTTATGGCTACTAAATAATTAGAAAAAAGAACAAAGAAAAAAAAACAAAAAAAAAAGAACAAAGAACAAAAAACAAAGAACAAAGAACAAAGAAAAAAGAACAAAGAAAAAAGAACAAAGAACAAAGAACAAAGAAAACAGAAAGAAAACAGAAAGAAAACAGAAAGAAAACAGAAAAACATCTAAAACTAAAAACATATTAGCATTCTAGCCAATCTAGGCATTTAACGGATAAAACACGGTACCGTATTGGCAAACTTTGCTAGCATCATAAGTACTACATCGAGCTAGAGGTTGTCCCCACTTAGTGAGATTTTGTGGAGAGTCTTTCATATCATAACGGCAGCCGGTACAATCATAACCATCACGATTTAAAGGTGCAACTTGGGAAAGTGAATCATTCTGATTACACGCAATAGTAGAGCGAATTTGTGGTGTAAGAGCTGCGATTTGTTCTGCTACCACGGGTTGGAAAGGCGGGATGTTGCCGTTGGGGAAAGTAGGTTTATTATAATTGATTTCTGATTCACTGGTATATGCGCGGGGGATGTCTGAAAGAGGATTGCTAGTAAGAATATCACCAAACCGCTCTTGCTTATTCATATTCTTACTTCTATTCTTAAGCCATAGTTTAATCCAGACCGCTAGATAGAGGAATAAGAATGTTAGTAAAATTCCACTAGGCATATCTAGTAAAAGAACTAGAATACATAGAATAATAAGTAATAGAAAATTTGTGGTTTCAGTAAATAATTTGCTAAGAATTGGTAGACTGTTGAATATATCATCAGCAAATGCAATTATTAAGATAACCAGTACGGTTAGTACAACTGAATAAAGGCTGCAGGTAGTCATTATTTATTTTAAATACTTGTTAGATTGATTGTATTCTAATTCTAATTCTAATTCTAGAATATAACAAGAAAAATATTCTAGCGGTGGATTCCATTAGCCTATTTTATTTCGAATTATATTTTCGAATCATTTTATAGATAGAACATAGCTTCTAGAACTATGGAAATAAATTCAATACAAAATTCTAAAGAAGAATCACCATCTACGCTAGATGAATTCAATGATTTTCTAGTTGAGTTATGGGATATGATTAAACAAGATGCTCGTAATTCAATAAATTTTATTTCTAGCAATAGGGGATTTTTTACTACGGCAGCATTACTTGTCATTCTATTACAAGTATCTAGCATATCGAATTTAGGAGCATCATTTGAAAAATATTGCGGAGGGCGTGGGATGCGTGGTGGTGGTGGTGAACCAGCTATTTTGGAATTTCAAGATGTACAAGCTGCTAAATCAAAGGAAAAAGCAGATAGAAAATCAGAAGCAGCTAAGGCGAAAAGGGCATCTAAAATACAGAAGGAAGTAGATAAACAAATAGAGAAAGAAAAACAGGATATTAAAAACAAAAAATTAAACAGTCATAGCAGCTTAAATTCATTAACTGCTGCTGCTACACAAAAACAACAAGCCAAAGAAGATGCAGCAGCATTAAAACAAGGTAAATCTGCGGCAATAAGTCAATATAAAGCTAAAAAGGCTGAGACACGGGAAAATGATAAATTATTGAAAGCTAATCAAGAAAGGATAAGTTTTTTTGAAGGTATCAAGCAAAAATTTCAATCCACGTTATCACCAGGTTCTTTTGGCGGACCGTTATTTGGTAAGCTCGATCTCATTTTCGATTCAGTTAAAAATGTGTTTTATATTATAGCTATTTTACTAACAATTGCTGGGGTGCTTTCTTTGCCAGTTCTAGTGTTTTTAATAATTACTTATTATGTATTTAAGACTATGATTAGTAAATTTATAATTCTCTAGAGAACACACAATCACACAATCACACAATCACAAAATGAATGATATTAGAAGTTAAATAAATCTAAATTACTAATAGCAAATACTAAATACTGTATATGGATAAAGGTATGGATACTGGTATGGATACGGGTAATGAATTATCTAGAATAGGTGATACAATAGGCGATACTATATCTAATTTCTTAATAGATGATAACTATAAAATAGATGATACTCTTGAATGGTTGGAGTTGAGCCAGGTATATATAATGCGATATCGCCGTATTATTGGCATTGTGATACTAGTTATATTGCTAGGAATAATACGATATTGTCATTGGGATGAAAAGAATGTGTTGGAATTACAAACTGGAGGCGGTAGTGCTGTAATAGCAGCTGCAAAAAGTGCAGGTCGTAGTTCATTTTCTAAGGCAATGGGTTCAGTAGGAACTACATTTAAAACATCAAAGCCAGGGCAAGATTTGGCTGCTGTTAGAAAAACTGTTAGTAATTCTTTAAAATCTGCAGGAAAGGACATAGGACAATATAGTTCTCATTTAGCCAAAGACACTTATACAGGCGAACAAGTAGCAAAGTTAAAAAGTGCAGCAGGCAATGCCTTAGGAAAAAGCAAATTAGGACAATTTGCAACTGGAAAGATGGGTGATATCAAAGATATGAGAAGTGCAGGTATGACTAAATTTGGAGTTGCTAAACAACTAACAGGTCAAGCCGGGCAGTTTGCAACAGATAAATTTAAGGAATTTGCTAATTGGTTATATGAAATTCTTTTTGCAATCGCTATTTCTATTGCAATTTGTATGATTGTAGTTCCATCCATTGCATTTTTTGCATTGGGATTAATATGTTATTTCTTATTACGCAAGAAGATATCTAGCATGAAAGCATTCTAGTATCTACTCTCAATTTATCCACGATTTACCTTTGTTTTATTGGCAATACCATCAGTAAGGGGATTAATTCCAAAGCCGGTGTTATTACTAAGATTTTGATAAGTTATTAAATCATAATCTACTTTGGCAACTGTTGGAACGTAATTGAAATTACCTGCTGCTATATATGAGGCACTATCACTATTATTATTTTGCAGTTTTTTAAATATATCATTATCAAAATACTTATTATAGATTTCGTATATAACGTCTTTATCTAGTTGAGTTTTATAAGGATCGAAATCAACTTGGGCTTTAATTTGTTGTAAGATTTCTCTGACCGCAACTTCATCTACTTTAAAACGTTCATCCTTCCCTAGGGCTTGTGCTTGTATTTTATCTACAGATAATGTATCCTGGAGAGGCATCGTTGTTGGAACCGGTAGATCTGCAGCTACCCGCCCATCCAAAATTTTAGTTGGTATTGCTTCTACTCCATTGGATTTTGGAATTAGTATCTTTGGAATCGTGGTTGTTGCGGGTGCGGGTATTGTAGTATTTGGAATGGTAGTCGGTTTTATATCGCTAGAATTACTAGAATCGCTAGAATCTCTAGAATTACTAGAATCATTAATAGGTGCTACTAGAATTGCAGTTGGTTGTGGATTATAACGCGGGTCTATAATATCACTAGAATCGCCACTAAAGAGTTCCTCGGTGAATAATTCCCTAAGTGCAGATTTAAATGTTCCAACCGCTAGAACCAATAATAAGACACCTGTATATGAATCTAGCCATAGAATAAATAATGATAGGATTAGATATAAAATAAAGCAATATTTATTCATTATATATGTATGCCAAAATCCATATATGAAATTAGCTGTTTTCATAGTAAGTAGATTATAGAATATATAGATGAATATGATGGTTATTGTTAAATGATACCATAATTGCTGGTTCTTGGTCTTTTCAATTGTCTTTGCCATTGTCTTTTCAATTGTTTTTGCCATTGTCTTTTCTATCTGTAATGGTATTGAATACTATAGAAAAGCTAGATAAAATTATACTTGAAACAATAATTCTAGGAAGATGTGCATTTGTCTAATTTACTAGAATAAATTATCTAACTTTTTAATAAAGAATTTATATATTTCTAGCAAATAAATAATAAATTAAAATGTGTTCTATTGAAGAAGCTTGGGCTGGCCAGAATTTTGATGGTTATAGAGTTCAATCACAAGCTGATTTGCACCGTAAATATATGCCTATTAGCGATGATATGCTAACTCGTAATAATGAATTTACAGTTGCTAAGAAAGAACCAGTTTCTAGGATGGGTAATCAAGGTATTAATAGCAAGATGGTGCGCCCTCTACATGTTGCGCATTCACCTGCTAGTGGTGATCACAGTAGTATAGGTAGTATGGGTAGTAGTGGGGATAATGCTATGAACGTGGCTTTTGCAGATAATCAAATGCCAATGGATAATTATGGTGGTCTAGAACCTCGCCCTGGATATATGTCTATTTATGATAATGCAGGTCAAGGTATGCCAATGCCAACACAAACTCAATCACAAGCAGGTCGTAGTGCATTTGGTGATATTAGACAAGCTTTTCAAGTGAGTCCAGTGGTAGAACGATTTATGGCACGAGGTGGTGATTCCAATACTAATTTTTTATTAAATGAGAACTCCAATGACGACCAGTTAATACTAGCTAAGAAATTCAACTCGGCAAACACTAATACGCCAGTGTTAGGTAATACACTATTAACTAATACGCCAGTGTTAGGTAATACAACTGACCATAAAACACTACAAGGTTTATCCCAAGTACAGCTATCTTTGCAAGATATTTTAACCCGGCTAGATAGAGTAGAAAGGGAATTACATAACGGCGCATCTCGTAATATGTGCGATATGGTTTTATATGTTCTTGTGGGTATGCTTATTGCTTTTATTGTATATTCTCTATTACGTAAGTAATTCATCTAGTTTGCTATGAAATAAATCAATATCGTCTAAATTATATCCTCTGGTGTCATTGCTAGTCTGCCGATAATCTTCAATAGGTCTATAATTTTTTTCCTTTTCTTTTTTAGTTCCTGGTTTGCTAGAGAATAATTTATATTCACTCTCACGGGATCCTGATAGCGGCATTATAGCTGCGAACTTATTATCTCTAGCGCCAATTCTAATAGGTGCTTCTAGTTGATACATTTGACGAGAATAATCCGAATTGCTTTCCTTTTTCCACGAAATAAATATATTATTGGGAACTGCTAGATGTACTTCAAACCCTTTCTCTACTAGTTTAACCATAATAAAACGGATACAATCCATTAAATTAAATAAGGGAAGACCAAACACTACACTAGGACAAGTAAATATACAACAACAATCATCAGTTTGCTGATTAGTTGTCATAATCTTATTATAAGACATATTTAGAATATGTTCAAAGACTTTAATTTTGCGGGCTTCACGAGCTTCTACCTCGCTACGTAATTTAGCTGGATTAAGAAGCGACATCGTACTTGGATTCTAGAATCAGATAAGAAAGAAAACAAAGGAAAAATAAACAAAATACTTAATTTATAAAATAAAATCTATAATACTTATAGATAAAATAACATACCCTATTAATTTAATAGATTGATAAAATGGCATTCCGTGATGTACTCTTTAATAAAGACCTGTGCAATGGCACTATTACATATCAAGGTTCCGGTGATCTTTTAGTTCGTGGCAATTTGAAAACGCCTGTTGCAGATGCACAACTATTTTTCTGGGCTGCTGCGCCTCCTACTAAGGGTATTAGTTTCTCTGGAAGTGGTATGCCCTATCCCAATCCTCTAGTAGCTTATGATCGTACTCCTAATAAGGGTGTAGTTCCTGTGGTAAATGGCACATTCCAATTTAGTATTAAGCATCCTAATGCATATTACATTGGTCTAGGTTCTCTTTACTTGCCACCTCATATTAATTTTAAGCTATGCGCACCCGGCCAACCTGATAGTTATTTTTCCGTCCAAATAGATGATGGTATTCCTTTTCGTATGCTAACATATCCTGCACCTCCTACTAAGAAACCCCGTCTTAATGCAATGTTCTATTGCGAACCAGAAAAAGGCGCTCGTAGTCAAGAATCTATCTTAAAGGCAAGTGCTTATCCAAGTGGCTATTCTATGCCTGATAATTTTTGGGGTGATCGCCCACCACGTTAATCCAAATAATCTAGATTGAAAGACTGGCAATATCCATTTGTATTTTTGCAATTGCTAGCTCTACATTTGCAATTTGTGTATTGATTTTCTCTAGCTCTATTTTAGTTGAATTTTTTTTTGCGATTTCTTCTAGCAGAGTTGCTAATTCTTGGTTAGTTTGCTTTAAAAAATTATTAGTTTCTGCTAACTCGTTCTCTACTTGTTTAATCTTATTTGCTAGAGTTATAATATTGGTTTCGTGGTCATTTGTAATTCTAGATGTCATAATATTCAACCGTTCTTGGGCTCGTAGTGTGTCTGCCGCTAGAGAATCTAATTTCATTTTATATTCCTGTTTGACATTATCTATAACTTCAAAATCCCAAGAATTCAATCTAGCTTGTAAATTATTTAATCTTTCTTCTAAGGATGTTTTTATTAATTTTGCATTTTTATAATTATCTTTATAACTAACTACTTTTTCTCTAGAGGTAGAGCTAGTATCTTGCTTTGTTTTCAAATTATTTGCAGTAGCGGTAATAGTTTTATCTAATCGAGTTGCCTTTTTGCATATACTAGATAATTGGTATTTAGCATCTTGAATTTGTTTATCTAGATATGATATCACGGTATTCAATAATTCGCCTGAATTGGTATCCATACTAGTATTAGTATTAGAATCAAATAATGCTGCTGGTAATAGTTCCCTAGCATTAGGTGTTTGTAATATATTATGTTGATTCGCATTAGGATTTGCATCAGGATTTGCATTAGAATTTGCATTAGGATTTGCATAATATGAATTAATTACCTGAGTTTTTAATTCGATTAAGCTATCTAACAAACTAGCAACTGCAATAGAATTGGTATTATAAAATTCTTTTGTTTTATTAAGTTCATCTAGAGTGGTAGTAATAGTGGTTTTCTCTTGTTTCTTTTGTTGTAATTCCAGAATAGTATTTTTCCTATAAGAATGTGCTTTTTCTTGAATGCTAGATAAATTATTCTGGGATTCTGTAAGTTGGTTTTGTAAATCTTGTATTTGAATGGATAGGTTGATTTTATCGACTTCTAGAGATGCAAGTTTATCTAGATAATCTTGATTGGCTTCTTGGGTTCGATCCTTAATATTTTGAATTTCTTCCTGATATATAGCAAATTCTTGCTTTTTATTAGTTTCTAGCTGTCCGGGTAGTAATTTTATATGATGATTCAATTGGGTATACTCACTACGAGAATTTAATAAATCATTCTTGCATTCCTGGATTCTAGCCTCTAGAATCTTTTTTTGTTCTAATAAATCTAGTCTATTTGCATCTTCTAGTGTATGTTGGGTAGGTGCAGTCTTAATAGAATTAAATAATTCTAATTGTTTTGACTTGAGATTATCTAGTTTGGTAGTATATTCTGCTAGTTTATTTGATAGAAGTTGCAATTGGAACTGGTTTCTTTTATTCATATGTGCTATGTGATATGTGATATGTGCTATGTGATATACGATATGTGCGCTGCTAGATGGAATTATATATTTTATGTATAAAATTATAGTGCAAAAATATCGGCATATCGGCATATAGCCAAAAGAAATAGCAAAGACAAAATACATAGAAACATACATAGAAAAAGAATATAAAAAACATTATAAGATAATATTATAAAACAATATTATAAAAACCGGAAAACATAAAATGGCCGCTAGTTCAAAATTGATTCAGGCAATTTCATATGCTATAAATAAATATTCTAGTTTGCCATTACTTTCTAGAATGCATTTGTATGATACATTGCAGAACTATATTTTTTCACAAGACAACCGACTAACTACACTAGAAAATAAAATATCACAACTTCAAACTAAACTAGAATCATTTGAAAATCATAAATCCAAAGAACAACAACTTAATAACACTAACAAACAAGAGCAATGAAAACAAACAAGAGCAATAAAAACAAACAAGATTAATAAACAAATCATAAATTACCATTGCTAGAGATATTCATTTACTGCATTTTCAATATTTTCTTTATTTGTTCCAATTAAGGAATGACACATAGTGCCATTTTTCATATAAATTAGACTTGGGACTTTGGCAATATCAAACTTTTCAGTAATGCAAGATAAATCTTCGTTTTCTATATCAATTTCTTCAAAAACAACCATAGGATATTCATTTTGCAAATATTCAATGAAGGGTTTTAATGCTTTACATGGACCACACCAGCTTGCCTTAAAATCTAAAACAATCAGTTTATTAGGATTTGTAGTGCTAAATGTGATTAATTCATCGTATGATTTAAACATTTTCTAATGTAAGCTATATAAGATCTAGAAGAATTGCTCTAGAAGAATTGCCCTAGAAGGATAAGTATTTTATTATTTTATATTGCTAATTTTTTTACAAAATAAACTTAAGGAACTTAAGGAACTTAAGGAACCTAAGGTTCCTTAAAAACTTCCTCCAGTTAAACTTATAAAGGTTTAACCTAGGTTCCTTAAAAACTTCCTCCAGTTAAACTTATAAAGGTTTAACCTAAGGTTCCTTAAAAACTTCCTCCAGTTAAACTTATAAAGGTTTAACCTAAGGTTCCTTAAAAACTTCCTCCAGTTAAACTTATAAAGGTTTAACCTAAGGTTCCTTAAAAACTTCCTCTCTTTCTCTTAGAAGTTCTTCTTTCTCTCTTAGAAGTTCTTCTTTCTCTCTTAGAAGTTCTTCTTTCTCTTAGAAGTTCCTCTTTCTCTCTTAGAAGTTCTTCTTTCTCTCTTAGAAGTTCCTCTTTCTTGTTATGAACTTAAGGAATTAAATTAAAATATATTTATCGCGGATTTATTAAGACAATCTAGAATTATACTATCACCATTATGGGTAATAGGTCGATATATGAAATAATGCCAACCCCAAGGTATATATACTAAATTTCCTTTCCTAACAATAATTTCAATATAATTTAATTCCATTGGTTGTGCATCTAGCATTTTAGTAGCATCATTGCTAGATACGTAATTATTAAAGGGTTCTAGCTTTCCAGATTGGTCTGGTGGTGCAATTATTATACGAAATTGACCTGATACACATCCTAACATTTGCAAGTAATTACTTTGTTTAATAAAGAAAATACCATTAGTATCATCTAAGACAACTGATCGAATATCTATTAACCAATCATATGACAATGGCAAATTATATGGCTCTAGATTCATTTTAATAGAAGTAGAATAATTCATTTCAGGTTGACTAGTGATTTGGACTTTGATATTCTCTAGAGGTTGGTCAAGTAGTTTATTAAAATCTTTCCAAAATTCTAATTCACGCTGAAATACAATTGGTTGATTATGGCCGAGCAATTCATAAGCTAGTTCCGGATCAGGATCGTGCACTTGCAATATATCTAGCTGATTAATAACTGTAGTAATCTTAGTAATATGGACGTAGAAAAAGAATATTATAAATAATAAAACCAGTGCTGCTAGATATTTATACATTTCCAAATGAATTACAAAAATTAGTAATTAAAGATTAGCAATTAAAGATTATCAATTAATGATTAGTAATTAAAGATTAGTAATTAAAGATTAGTAATTATAAATATATTTATTTGCCAAATTATTCTTTTTCAACTATTTTGGAAAAAAACAATATAAAGACATTTAAAATAAAGGTATCTAGACAATCACGAATTCTCAACTTTAATTAACTTTAATTTATTTTAGTTATAAATACAATGGCAACTGAAACCGCAAGTGCTTCATCTACCACATCACCTCTGACCGGTTGTGTAAAATGGTTTAACAATGGTCTGAATTATGGATTCATCACGGTTCTTTCAGAGGGTGTAAATCGTAATTCTGATATCTTTGTTCATCAGTCAAATATTCGAACGGCTAAGGAGTGTTTCCGGACGCTATACACTGGTGAGTGTGTGCAATTTGAATTAGCAAATTCAGATAACGAGAAACACCCAGTTCACGCGGTTAATGTACGTGGATTTAATGGTGTTCAGCTACGATGTGAGGTTCCTCGTGATAATGGATTCGGGCGTATAGGTGGTAGTAGCAATGGTCGCGGACGTGGTGGTGGTCGAGGACGTGGTAATGGTCGTGGTAATGGTCGTGGTGGTTTTTTCCGAAATGTTAATAGTAGCAGCAATCACCAGCAATCTGAAGATACTACTCCTGCCGCTACTCCTGCGACTGCTACTACACCTGCTATAATTGAAACTACATCTCAGGAGGCTATCGATTCTGTAATTAGTGGAACTACTGAACTTTTAGTATCTACGCCTTTAGATAATGCATCTGCTGCTACATCTGTTGCGAAAGGACGTGGAAGGGGGCGTGGTCGTAAGATCAGTGTTTAGATTATATTGTAATTAATTATTTTGTATAGTGTTGTGTGTTGTTGTGTTGTTGTGTTGTTGTGTTGTTGTGTTGTTGTGTTGTTGTGTTGTTGTGTTGTTGTGTTGTAGTGTTGTGGTTTTGAAATTTGTTTTTTGGTTTTTTTCTATTAAGATTATAGTATATACATTAAAAAATGAGTAATAATAATTCGAGTGTAAGAGAAATTGATTTTACTAGTAGAACAGGATTTTACAATAAGCACAAGAATATATTTTCAAATTCGATTGCTGTATCATTAATTGTTCTAATAGGTATGGTGTTTATTGCATATGCATTTTATGTGTATTATTATAGTGCCGCAGATAATAACGTTCAAGCGAATAGCAGTTATTATGGAAAAGATATTACTTTGTATCAGCCTATATTTCAAGAGTCTGCAAATACTATAACAGATTGCATAAATATGTGTCAAAATGATATAACTTGTGATGGTATGACCTATAATAATAAAACTCAAATATGTACGGGTACAAAGAACGGGCAAATTCGCAATGAAAATTCAGATTATAGTGCGTGGGTGAAACCTCTTGGGAAACCATCAAGTGCATCTAAAGATTTTGCAAAGGCAGTTCTAGTAGGATATACTAAATCATTTAGACTTCTAGATGGTGCAAAAATAATGAATCCATATATGCTAGGTAATTTTTGTTGGGCTTTTAACATTACCATATATGATTTTTATAAAAATTATGGTAGTTGGAGACATATTTTTCATAAAGGAACCCCTATTACTACAGGGCAAATCTTATCATATCAATCTTGGGAAAATTTAGTTCAGGATTTTCCTAATCAACAAATTGGAGTATGGTTAGCACCTTTTACTAATAATTTGCGTATTGGAATTACTACTACATCTCTAGCAAATAGAACGTACGGCTCTTATCCGGATGCATTTGTTGAAAAATGTGATTCAGTATCGGGAAACTGTTTCATTACCGATATGCCTAGTGGTAAATGGACTGATACATCCCGTGCAGGAGATGGAACAATACCTAAAACACAAATAAGTACTAACCTAGAATATCTAGACCAAGATTTACAAAATATACCAATCAATACACCGCTTAATATTATTGTGAATGTATATAATACTGTAGTAGAAGTATATTTCAATGGGAAAATAGTAAAAGTATCACAATTAGGTGGTACGCCGGTCAGCGATAAAAAAAATCTATATGTATTAAATGAAAAAACTGTTAATTGCGAAATTAGTAATCTTCTTTTCTATCCAGATGTTGTAAAAAAAGCAGATATAGCTAGCATAATGGCATTATCTACATCCACCAATTAGTTTGCCAATTAGTTTGCCAATTATTTTTATGCTTATTTCTGGGTCTAGATCTAGATACGCTCGCTTGCTTTTGCAATTAAATTTGAATCTTTTCTAGCTTCATTACTTATTTTTCTGAATGATTTTTGTAATTCTTGGAGTATTGCTTTTGTTTGATTATTTTTATTGTTTTTTTTGCTTCTTAGTAGTCTTTTTGGTAGCCCTTTTGGTAGCCTTTGTACTTTACTCCGCTTTGAACCCTTGGCGGCATTTATAATATTAAGCGTTTGAGCTGGTCTTTCTGACTTATCCTTACATTTAAACTCAATATAATCAAAAAAACATTTTGGATTAGTTTTACAAAATTTAGCTTTTCTTATATCAGAACATACTAATGGAATCGCTAATGGAACCGCAGGATTTGCATTTCCTTTCAGTATAAGATTTTTCTGAGTTTTCTTTTTCATAAATGTGGGTTTTTTACTAGCTTTGATACTAGGCGCCGGAGGTTGTAGAAGCATTTCTAAATTACCTATATTTGTATCCTGCTTTTTAGATACCCTAGTTTTGTTAGCATAAATATCATTTGCGTTTTTAATCTCAATAACATTATTGGTAATAACATTACTAGGAATAACATTACTGGGAATAGCATTATTATTAGATTTAGTATGACTTTTTATAATTTCATCTTTTAATTGAGATAAACTTAATTTCTTGACCTCATTAGAATTATAGCCCATCACCACTGGTAATGGCGATGGTTCTGGTGATGATTCTAGTAATGGCGACTGTGCCATTGGTAATTCCTCTAAATCTAGTGTATTAACTGTATCTTTTTTAGAAAGTTTTTGTAAAGCTGTTTTTATAGCCATCTTTATAGCTGTTTTATTATTGGTATTGGCTTTGGTATTGGTATTGGCTTTGGTATTGGTATTAGCTTTGGTATTGGTATTGGCATTGGCTTTGGTATTAGCTTTGGTATTGGCATTAGAAATTGCAAATTTTTCTAATTTTTCCGCAGAACGTTCATCTTTAAAATTGGCAACTTCATTACCTTTATTATACATTTTAATAGTAGGAAATCCTTCAATCGTAGGTTTGTGTGATAAAGCCCCAATTAAATCACTTTTAATATCTGCAATGTTTATCTTGCCAGAATCTTTTAATTTTTCAACGACCTTTTCCCATTCTGGTTTCATTACTTTACAATGACCGCACCATTCTGCATAATATAAAACCATCCAATCACCATCTTTTAATAATTCCGATAACTTATTTGCATCATCGCTAGTTTCTACTTTTAAATACATTCTACTTTTTGTAAATCAATATATCTAAAATATAATAATATTTTTAATAAAGTATAATCTAGATAGTCTAGATAATTCTAGATAGTCTAGATAGTCTAGATAGTCTAGATAGTCTAAATAGTCTAAATAGTCTAAATAGTCTAGATAGTCTAGATAATTCTAGATTGGAATAATATCTAGAATATCTTTAGTAAAACAACATCACACACAATATCCTATTAACTAATACGTTAGTGTTAGGTAATACCCTATTAACTAATACGTCAGTGTTAGGTAATACGCTAGTATCAGGTAATACAAAGATGAATCAATCTGTTATATTTATGATAGCTGGAATTTGTCTGCTTCTAGTTATGCTAGGATTATATTATTTTTATTACTATTTACCTAGACAAAGTAATGTTGGAAAATATCAAATTCCTATTCTTACATCTGAAATTACGCTAGATGAAACTTTTTCACAAACAACTCAAATTGCTAATCTTGTATCTAATAGACCCACATTAATGGTTCCAAAATTAGGATATGGTATAACATTCACCTGGGAAATGTATATTCCTAACCTAGCAGGCAATGCTGCATGGCAAAATAATTATAATATAGTTAAGCCTATTTTTTCTATGCAAGATTCCCCACAAGTCGGATACAACCCAAAAAAGAATTATTTATCTGTCATCACTAAATATCGTGATAATCCATTTTACGCCGAGTTTTCTGAAATCAAAGTTCCTAATTTAAAGCTGCAAAAGTGGTGCAAATATATTCTTGCTTTATCTGGACGCACTATACAAATTTGGATTGATGGTGTAATTGTTAATACTGAATATTTGCCTAGTCTTCCGGTATTCTATGATATACAAAGTGCAATAACCATAGGACAAATTAATAATAATTTTCAGGGTAAAATACGGAATTTAATAATGTATCCATATCCATTAAGTTATACTGAATTACAAAACATCTAGAAACTCAGCAAAATTTCCCTTAGTTAAATTTTAAAAGGAAGTTTTTTAAGGAACTTAGGTTTCTTTATTTTTTCTTCTATCATAATAGTAAAAGGCTACTCTAGCATATCATATAATTAAAATGAATCAACAAACTAATAACTCTGTTAGACGTAATAATCAAACGCCCCCGCGATTAAATAACACACCACAATCTAGCTTATATCAATCAACAGCACGATCATTTAATTCAAGCACTGGGTCAAGCACCGGGTCTAGCTCTAGTAGTGGCGGGTATTCCGGTTCTAAAGTAATCGGTATTATTATCCTAGTAGTAGTAATCGTATTACTAATTGGAGCTTGTTATTGGCTATATACTGTTTATTCTAATCGTGTTTTTCAGACCACTGTAGAAACTGAAGTAATGCCCGATGTTAAAGATGCCGCAACTAATTTTAGTATAGGAAATGGCAGTATTCCTAGCTCAAATTACAGCAATGAATATAGTATTAGTATGTGGTTAAATATTGATAATTATACTTATAATTATGGCAAAGAGAAAATCATTCTGCGTCGTGGCGATAAAGGAGATGGCAATCCTGAAATTGTTTTAGATGCTAAGACAAATGACCTCATTGTCAGGCTTAAATTACAGAATAATGGCGCTCCTACTATCCCACTGGTTGTTTCAGGCACCAGTGTCTCTAGCTTCGCAGATATACCTAAACTAGCTGTAGAAACACAACAACAAAACCATCTACAAAACAATCAATATGGGAATTATGGGAATTATGGTGTTTGCCATGGAAGTGGTCTTGAAATTGCAACAAATTCTTTAGACCAAGTAGGCAACAATGTAATAAATTATCCTACTATCCAATATCAACAAGCTAGCGGATGTAATAATGTTTTGACGACCCTAAAACCTGAGGATGCAATGACACTAATGATAGACCAAGCCGCACGTGTAAATGTAAAGGAAGGATTCAAAGCCAATGGTTGGAAAAAGGAGGTGAAGGGGGAGGGGGAAAGGGAGGGATATGACTTAGCACGGATTGATACTACTCGACTATCTGATAATTCTGCACCACTTGAATCTCGTAATGTTTATCACAATGAATATTTTGCTCAAATATCGGGCAATGACGTCCAACTTAACCATCAGGTTTCTGCATTAAAAGAGGGGTTTGATGCGGTGAGCGATCTAACCAATGCATGTGTTGCAGTGATGATAGATTTATGTAAGCTTGCCAGTGCTATGCAATCACAAACAAATGCCGATAATCAGGTAGCGGCTATGAATACTGCATTCCAAACAATTATAGATTCGCTAGAGAATGCTCGTAGCAATGCCACTACTGCAGATGATATAACTAATTCATTTCAATCATCAATGACAAATTTATCTGATATGATGACACCTAGCACAACCTTTGAACCCTTAATAAATAATCTTCTAACTGATCTGGCTACACTTGAATCCGCTAGTGCACAACCAGGTGCTAATAGTATTGGTTTTACCACTATCCAGTCTGCTGTAAATTCTAAATTATCTAATATGAATTGCCCGCTTACGTTAAGTGGAAATAATGAAGTTGATATAACTACCAACTTTTATGAAGCATTTATTAATATGGTTAAAAAGAGTCTATATGCCTATCTCAATAATATGGGTGCCGGTTTAAAACAGGCGTTCCCAGATCTCGCCGGAAATGAAAATGCATCTTGTCTAATTCAAAATATGACTAATGCAGACCCTACAGTGGGAACTTGTATATACCGCGCAATACCACTGCAAAAATGGGTTCATGTGGTGGTGAGCGTTTATAATCAAGTAGTAGATATATTTATTGACGGGCAACTCGCATCTAGCTGTGTATTGAAAGCATTCCCTGCAATCAGCACTAGCAGTGTTATGATTACTCCAGATGGCGGTTTTGCTGGTAAAATAAGCCGTGTCGTATTTTCTAATACTGCTATGACAGTTCAACACGCAAAACAATTATATTACGCCGGCCCAGTTGCATCTAGCGGTTTTTGGTCTATGATTCCTAATTGGGTCTGGTATGGTGTTATTTTTCTTATTATCATTGGTATTGGCTATTCCTTATTCATATGATAAATGAATTTTGATATTTTTATTAAGGTTTTTTATTTATTTATTTTTAAAATAATGCAAAAAAAATGCAATTATTATATAATTATATTATAATACGCAATACTTTTGCTAGATTAGGTAATTATGGCAGAAAATACTAAAACAAACAATACACCCAGAAATAATACCTTATTAACTAATGCATCAGCGTTAGGTAATGCGCCAGTGTTAGGTAATGCGCCAAGAAATAATGCATCAAAAACTGGTAATGCAACAACTGGCAGTATAAGCAATGCAAATTTTAATAAAGAAATACAAAATATTCTTGGTAATACTGCACCTGCAACTACAAACAATACTTCTAAAACCAATACTTCTAACACCAATACTTCTAAAACCAATGCAAACAAGGCTACTATAAATATAAATAATAACAACAACAACAACAATAATAACAATAATAACAATAACAATAACAACAATAATAACAATGATGATAATGGGAATGCTAGTAGAAAAAATCAAAACCAGAATAAATCAAAATCAGAAGAACCTAGTATGATGGATAAAGGAATGGATAAATTGAGTGATACTTTTTCTAATATTAAAAATTCTATTCTAGGAGAACCGTCTGCCGCTCGGAATAATTCTCAAAAGGAATCAGTAAATAGGGATTCTAGGGAAGCTAAGGAAAATAAGAATAGGGCAAATCGGGAGAGGATGATTCGCGAATTAGTACCAGAGTCTGAATCGCGGGCTGAAAAAGGTGATTCTATTTGGATGCTAGTTATAAAAGTAGTAATAATGGTAATTATCCTAGTTGCTATCTATTATATTGGTAATTATCTTCTTAAGCGCTATATGAGTTCTAGCGCCAATTCGCCTATGCTACTCAATACAACTAAGAATGCTAAAAATGCAATGGTGATTAGCCAAGACCCTACATCTGTTAATTATATACCAATTTTAAAATCTGAAGGCCAAGATGGCATTCAACTCACTTATGGATTTTGGTTCCTTCTACAAAATATGGAATATAAGCCGGGTGAATGGAAACACGTATTCCATAAAGGTAATTCTTCTAGTTATCCAAATCGAGCACCTGGTGTATGGTTTCATCCAAATAAAAATTCTATTCGTGTATACATGAATACACAGGATAATATCCTAGAATATGCAGATGTGGATGATTTACCAATTCGAAAATGGGTTTATATGAATATAATTCTCAATAACCGTAATCTAGACTTATATGTTAATGGATATCTAAAAGTTCGTAAGGAACTCAGTAGTATTCCTAAACAGAATGATGATGACTTCTGGGTAAATATGTATGGTGGATTTGAAGGCTATTTGAGTAATATCCGGTATTATGCATACGCCATTGATTTCAATGAAATTTATAATAATATAAATGCAGGGCCAAGCACTAATAACTGTATTGATACCGGTGAAGTTCCGCCATATATGGATGATAATTGGTGGTTTCAGTATAACGGCTAAGTTTTAAGTATTTGTGTTATTGGATAATAAAAAAAATAATTAAAATAATAAAAATAATCTTGATTATCAAGAAAAATAGTATAGTGCATAGTGCATAGTGCATAGTGCAAAGTGAAAAAGTGCAACATTTCAAACGACACCATTGTAAAAGTCTCTCACTCTATCACGTTTCAACTCCCAAAATGTATAAAACATACTCTTATCTGGCAGGCCTGAAATACTAAACGGACATAATCGGCCATCTGCATAAAAGAGTTCGTTAGTCCAAAGAAACACATGGCGACCAGAATACCAATTAGTATGGATGCATCCAGGAAATTTCTGCACTAGTATTTCCTTGGTCAAGCCAATGCTGTCCCCATTTGCCAGCTCAATTTCAATTGCAAATTCTTCTTTCCTACGAGAATTAATTTCAACAACAGCTGCTAGAAACTTTTTCCAAAACCTTTTGAACTTTTTTTCATTCTTTGATTGTTGGGAACCCATTGTTGAAATTGGTAATAACTAATTTATTTTATTAATTAATTAATCAAATTTTGTTAATTATTCAAATAATACCATTTATTTTGATATTAGAATGGCTAGGTTTCTAGGCTAGGTTTTTAAGCTAGGCATCTTGAATAGTGGAAACTATATTTTTTTCAATTAGTTTATCTAGCAGAATCTTATCATTGTTCAAAAGATTTTCCATATCTTTAGTAATTATACCAATTTTTTCATTATGTTTTTCATTGTAATAAGCCATTGCATTTGATAATTCATTATATTTAGTTTGCATTGATGTTTCTATTCTAGAAGTCCTTAAATCTAGCTCTCTTTTTAGAATTCGTAGTTCTTCTTCTAGCATCTGGTTTTTATCTTTTAATCCTTTTATTTGTTCCGCTAGACTGGTGTGAGTCTCTGGCTGATGTTCAGGATGATGATTTAAATAATTTACAGATTGATTTGCAAAAGGTTCATAAATATTTGCACGATGCTTATTAGTTGATAATAGATTACCCATTCTAGCAATTCCCTATGATTATTTATAAGTTAAAAGAAATATTTATGAAATAAAATCCGCTAATGAATATATTATTCTAGATATATAATTCCAGATAACTAAATGATTGGTGGTGCTTTGCTTAATAATTCCTGTATCTGTTTTCGTATATTAATATTGGGGTCATATTTGTAAAAGTCTAAGTCTTTTTTAAATTTATGTATTTCATCCTCTGTCATAAATATATGGTCTGTATTATAAAATTCCTCTAGTTCAATAAGAGATTGTATTGGTATTTCAACTCGTTCTTTAAAGAATTCTACTCGGCTTTTATTACCACCTAAATAACGATGAATTAATTCTAAAACTGTTGCAACCCTTACCCATTGTGCGTTATTTTTCTTATATTTATAAAGCATACGTGTCATAATTAATAATCCTAATGGGGTAATAATACCTTTGAATTCGGAATCAGCGTATTTCTTACTTTCATCTAGAACTTCATCAAAACTGGAATATTCATTTAATTCTTGTTCGGGAAGCATTGGAACATCACTTCCACGATATCCCATTTTTGTTTCTAAAATCTTATCAAAATCCACGTTAACATATTCGCCAACACGTTTAAATATTTCTTCTGGGTTTTTCATCTTGCTAGTGCTTTGGGATTTTTCATCTGCTTTTATAGCATCACGAAATGTATTAAAAAGATTATTAAGATTAACACCAATTAAAAAACCACCTTGAGTCCTTTTCATATCTCGTAATATGTCCTCACTTATTAAATCCGAAAATACATAACCAAATACTGTAGGTTTATGCGCACCAAATTTTAATTTTTTCTTTTCATCTTGTCTCTCAATATCCCGATATTGTGCATATGTTGGTAAATCCATCATTGCCGGAAATTTACTAGTTTTAACTGATGATGGCGGTGTTGGCTGTTGTGGCACTTGTGCATCTATACCCCCTGGCGGCATCCCGTCTAGTGGCATATACCCGGGCGATTGTGATAACATTTCTAGAATAACTGGTGGTATTGGTTGTCCTTGTTTTTGTGCCTCTGTAGCAATTTGTTCGGGCATTATACCTTGTTGCATTAATGTTTGGATATCTTCAGCAGTGAGACCTTGTAAATCCATAGGTGGTTCACCACCGCCGCCACCTTGAAAAATATTCTTCTTTGTTTTTTTAGTAATTTTTCTATTCTGATGCTGATGCTGATTCTGATTTTGATTCTTATTTATTTTATACATCTAGCATATGTGTATATCTAACTTATAGATATGTTTATCTATGTGTATATCTAAGTATATATCTAAGTATTATTTAGATATATTTTATATATAATGGCAGTGGTAAATAATACAAAATTGTCTTATTTAGTAAAATAAATATTTTCTAACTAAATTATAAATTAATTCGTTATTCACCCTATTATAATGGAAACCGTATATTGGGGACCAGCCGGTTGGCAATTTCTCCATATCCTAACATTCCTTTATCCTGAAATACCAGATACTGGCGATAAGATACTTATGCGGGATATGATGAACCTGATTCCTGATATCTTACCGTGTAAATATTGCCGTGCTAGTTTTACTAAATATATGGCGAATTTAGATATTACACCGGCACTTGAATCCCGCGACCTGCTAGTTGAATGGCTTTATAAAATGCATAATAAAGTTAATAAGAAATTAAGATCGCAAGGATTTTGTTATCATAATAATCCAACTCTAGACTACGTTCGAGATTTATATAAACCTCGTATTGCTAAAGTTCATCACATTTTAGCAAGTGGCACCACTCGCGCAGCTCAGCAGTGGATATGCAATGAAGGCCATGAATTTCTTGGTAGTATAGTCTTTAATTACCAAAGTTATTATGCGAATTGCCATACCAGTCAAGAAAAAAGCAAAATTGCGGTATCATATCATAATTTTTTCAATGTGATACCTCTCCTCATTCGGCGGTTGCTACATCCCACCCGAGACTATAAGTTAGACCCAATTAAAAAGTTCCGTATTCGCAATATGCTACAGCAAAATGAACCTTATTCTCGTTTGAAGAGATGGTTTTATGAATGTGATGAATTATGCACACTTCAAGAAAAATATAAAACGTATGAAGAATATGAGGCCGAATTTAACCGGCACCAAGTTTCATCTTGTAATAATCCTAAAGCGGATGATATTAAATCTTGCAGAAACTCACCACGGGTTAGAAATGCTAGGAATGCCGGAAATGCTAGAAAGATGATGACTAAGAAAATAAAAAATAATTAAGAAAATAAAAACAAAGTAAGAAAATAAAAACAAAGTAAGAAAATAAAAAATGACTAAGAAAATAAAAAATATAAAAAAATTGAATGACTCATTTCTAGAAGCAAATAGATAGATCCATTAACGTCAAAGCGAATATCACAATGATTCATTACGAAGTGATTGATAAACGAGGAACATACACAAGATTCTCAGATGCTATCCACCTTCAAGATATCTTAATGTCAGATACGGATGAACTAATTGCACGTGGTATTTACGCAATATCCATAATTAAATCAGAATCTGGAAGTAATCAAGTAGATGATTGGTATTTCAAGCCTATAAGTGAATCTTGGAATCCAGAATCAGAGCGCAAGCTAGAGGAATTATCTAGTGAATATCAACATATGGTATTAGGCAATGTACCCGGACACGTCTGGGTGCTGAGACATTATAATTCAGAAAAAATACAAGAACTTAGTTATAAACTACATATCACCAAAGATATAGATATTAATGAATATCGCGAACAATTAGAAACTATAAGCATTGAAAAAGTCATTAACCATCAAGACCTTGTGGTGTTGTTATGTGTATCACTTAGCACCATGGCATTATAGCACCGCAACATTATAGCACCGCAACATTATAGCACCGCAACATTATAGCACCATGGCATTATAGCACCGCAACATTATAGCACCTCACCACTCTAGATAGGTTTTATGTATTTTTGTATAGAGTTTTAATTTATTTTTTATGGTTTTTAATAAATTAATTTTAATAAGTTGCCTTACTTATAAATTGAGTTGCTAGGTTCTTTTGTATAGTTGTCATCCGGAAAGAGAATGTAATGCACGTATTACTAGTATCACTCGTATATGCACTTCCAAAATCAAAAGGGCTCCCATCCGGTAATAAGAGATTAGTAGTGATCTTATTTAAATTAATACGTGGATTATAAACCCGTGATACTGTGTTTTCCGAATTATCACCCGTTATCCTATAATATCGATATTTACCTTTCAGTGAATACTCGGTCAATATGGCAAAAGACCTAGATATATTATTATTGGTACCAAAATAATTATTTTGCAACTCATCAAATTGCAGGAGCAGATAAGGATAACTAGCATTGCTAGTATCGCTAGAATCTGGTTGATCGCTAACATCCCGGATAATTACATTCATCAATTCGCACGACTTTACATTACCTAAGCCACGGTCAATATATCCTTTACGTGTTTCTCCGGCCGCAGGTGGTGCAGGAGAGAAATCTATTACAAATTGATTAGGTGCAGGATACTTTACTGGATCTCGGTCTTTAGAATCAATCGTGATATAATAATCATATTCCCGCACCTCTGGAATCATCATATCCGTTTGTTTCTCTCTATCCCGGATGGGGAAATCTTCACTAAAAGGCTCCGGCTTTTCAATTGGCTTGGTATCATTTACTGGTGCCATACTTGGTGGAAGCTCTGCTTCTAGTGCCTTTTGACTACTATCTAGAAGAATGGCAACTTTATTGGAATAATTCTCTAAATACTTATCCATAGGTAT